CTCTGTCTTCCATCCTAGGTTCGTTGTCGGACATCATAGGTGAACCCATGCCTGCTGCTATAGCTCTATCAATACGAGACATAGTTCTGCCGCTTTCTCCAAGAATGTCTCGTATTTGTCTGTTTGACATAGTATCTCTGTCTACATTGGACATGGTTCTACCAGACTCGCCTAACATTTGTTGCATATTCATCATATACCAAACATCTCCCTAGCCATCTGTAGTTCTTCCATAGTAATACCTACTTGTTCTAAGAAAGCTTGTATTTCTTCTTCAGAAGCACCTTGATTTACCATTTGTTGTAAAATTTTGATAATTTGTGTGAGGGCTTGTTTAGCCTCTTCTTGGTCAGATCCAGATATTTGGTCTAAGTCTTGTTGCATTTGACCAGGAGATTCTTGGGGGGCAGGAGTCCCTTCCATCATTGGTTGTGGTTGCATACCACCCATTTGGTCAGGCATCATAACTGGGTTAACCTGCATACCCATCATATCTTCGTCCATGTGAAACCTCGTTGTTAAAATTCGATTGTATCAGAATTTTGCTAAAAATTACTAGCATTGTGTTAAATATATGTTTTGAGTGTGTTTGTTATTAACCTTGTGTGTGTATATATATGCCTTGCACTTTTTGTGTCCCCCCCACCATCTCAGATGACATTCCGACCGACTTTTGTGATCCTTTGGGACTCCGAGACATAAAAAAAGGGAGCATAAAACTCCCTTAATCCTCCGATTATTTATTAGTTATTCATATCTTGTGTAAGCAATGACATCTTTGTGTTGATACCTTGCAACTCTAATACCAACTCTACGACTAGAGCCGTAAAAGTTTTGTGCTCTATGTTTATCATTAAACACAACACAATCTGCTATTCTCATTTTCTCTACTACACTTACCCAACTAACTGGACAATCATCATATCTTAAATCTTGTATGTTAGCAGTAGATAGTATTTCCCCCTGTCGTGCCATAGACTTTATGTCTAAGGCACTAACAGAACAATTACACATTAGTTCAACTCCTCGTTTAACTTATCATAAAACTCTTTTTGCAATATTGATAATTGATGAGCATAGTGTGTGACATTTATACCTGTCTCATCTGCATACTTGTATAGTCTGTAGATTATGTTATCAATCTTGTCGCAATAGTAGTCTGCACTCTTTTTCATTAGTTTAACTCCAAAGGAACTACATTATCAGTTTGTTGCTCTTGTTGAAGTTGTCTCATTTCAGCATGAACTCCTCCACCTTGAATGACATGAACGCCATTTATAACTAGACTTTGGCAATCAGTCTCTATGGCTTTGCCAACGACCACCATGCCAGTCTCATCATATAAGTTTATTTCTATCTTCATATTACCCTCCTAATAGGTTTTGTTTAAAAGATAAGTAATTGTATCACGTATTGTCTACATTATGTAACTTTATTTATTCTTTTAATAAACTTTTTTTCTTCCCCAGGGATTAGCTTATAAACAAATAAACCTTTCCTGGTTAGATACTTTGGGTTTGCGGCCATGAACTCCTGGGCCTGTGTTTGGCAATCTGTCAAAGACTCCGACCAAACCCGAGCTGTACCCAAGTGGCAGTACCCGACATAACCCAGACCCCTGGTAGATCTTGCTGCCTCATTGTGTGTGGCTTCTGTGCTGGCTGTTGGGCTTGGCCTAGTCATAATAACTTAGACCCGACCCGACATTAGGAAAACCAGCACATACACGCCAACCGTAATCAAGAACAATGTATCCATTCATTGTGCCAGGTATTTTATTTCGCTTGCACCTTTTGGTAACAAAGCACGCTTGATACATTGATCATCAACATAAAAACGATATTCCCTGTCGCCATTTTCAAGTATTTTATGCGTTGTTCTATGGTTTAGGAAAGTGTGAGAATTAGACCCACTGGTACCTATTCTTACCTCTACCTCTCCACGCTCACGCACACCGTACGATTTTGCACCTTTATAGATGCACGCTGTTACTATATTCCATATTGGATATGATTTACTAGCCATATTACTTCTCCTGTAATTAATAGCTTATTGTACCCTCTGGTTACAAATTGTCAACACCCTGCTCATCGTTTCCTGGATCGCTGCCTGGGGATCTGGCATCCCTGGTATTGGATCCTTGTGTTCCTATATGTGTGTTTCTCTTACGCAGTAGCAAGTAAACCCGACTCCCGACTCCCGACATAAAAAACCCGACACTAAGTCGGGCTTATTAGTCTAGGCAAAGACTACATCAAGATACCTCATCTGCAATAGCTTGGATAATCTGCTCAACTCTATCCTGTGCATTTGTGGGTAGCAAAGCGACAGTTAGCTTATCAGCTACTTGACCTTTCACTTGCCAGTCTTGTCTCCACCATGATAAAGCTTGATTGTTATAGCTTATTGAAGAAACACCCACATTCTCAACTGTGTGAAAGTCATTGAACTTTTTAATCTGTTCATTCAGTATCTTTACTTCCTCATTCTTGGCTTCAACCATTCTATCAATAGCACTCTCTAACTTAGAAACGCTATCATGCATCTTAGTAAGAGCTTTATACTCTTTAGACTTTTTAGCTTTCTCAACTTTGCTATCAAGCTTTTCGTTTACTCCAACCATAATCTGATTGACTATGGCATCTTGTTCAAATTTTCTAATCATATTACTTCTCCTATAAAGTTAATTTGAAGTTCTATTAGAACATAGTTTTGGCCTGTTGTCTACAAAATGTATCTGAAGTTTTTTTTTGATCTTCCCTGGTGGATCTTAGCCTCTGGCAGCAATAACCCCCAGGGATCTGTGATCCTGTGTTATATTATGTGTATAGTTCAACCCGACCCGACCCGACAAAATACCCCGACACCCCGACACTCCGACCCGACTGGCTTTGTAGCCATTTTATGCTTGATTTTATTTGGGCGAGTGACCAAGAGAGGGGACAGATGCGATTAATCTCCAAAATCCCTGCATATAAATCATAAAGACAATATAAATAAGATACAAATTGTTTACAACAATACTTGACATATTGGATACAAATAGTATCATTAAGACTTAACTAACCATAAATATATAGGAGTAAATATGGGAACGAGAAGTAATATCGCTTATGAGCGACCAAACGGGCAAGTTATAGTGACATACTGTTATTATGACGGATACCCAAGTTATAACGGTGTAATACTTAATGAGAATTATGACACACCAAAAACAGCAGAGGAGTTAGCTAGCCAAGGTTATCTGTCTTCTCTTAAACCTACCTTAAAAGATTCTTTAGAAGGAAGGGCAAACATAGAACCACCACAAATATATCATTCATATCATTCATACTTGAATGACATTCAATGGGATATAGAATGGATCTATATTTTTAGGCGTGGACAATGGTATGTATGCGAGGGCATGGAAGTAGATGATAACTTTAAGATACTTGATAAAGATTTTATAGAGCATGACTTTCAACCCTTAGTTGATACGATAGCTAAATTAAGACTTGAAGAGGTGTCAGCATAATGTCAGATACACATAAACTTAAGTTCAGATCTAATAAGTCCCTAGTCAAATTGGCTAGGGATACTATCAAGGCAAGTAATTTTAAAATTGCTTATCGTGATAAATATACCGCAGAGAAATGCTTTTATCTTGTTAAAGATGATGGCATATATCTAATGAATTGTTATAAAGACAACCCTAACAAATCTAATACAGTTATTTATGCTAGTGGCTACAACCCAAAGTATAACGACAATGTTTGGGAAGATGCCAGTTATGTAAGTGGAGATGACTTTGCTGATAATATGTATTTTACTGATGACCAATTAGAACGCATTTCAACTGGCGGAGATATTGATATAACTATCACGCCAACATCATACGAGGTAAGAGCATGAAAAAAGAATACCCTAATCCAATACCTGCACATTTACGTCACTTATCTGAGTGGCGTTTACGTGCTTTATTTTATTTATTTAGAGCGAGGTAATCATGTCAACATATTACAGACCAACCGAACCAATACCATTACAAGCAATCAAGGACAGCAAATATCTAGCTGAGGACAGAAAGTTTACAGTCCACAATGACAGAAAGATGCAATACTTTTGCTGTGAGGGTAGTTGTATTCATTACGCTTTAGATAAGCAAAAGAATGTCATTGACCTGTTTAGATATGGTGGCAACAATGCTGATGATATTTTAGATCCTTTATCAGATGAGTTTGAAGTAGATTTTATTTCTGAGCATGATGAGGAGTATGACGACTATTGCCACCCCGACACACCAGTTATGCAAATCAATATAGAAGATTTAAGGAGTATCTCTAATGACAACAAAAAAGAAAGAATATAGTTATTGTCCTATGTTAGGTGTTCCCTTATGTTGCATAAGTTGTGGGAGCAGAAATGTAGATGCACAAAAAGATTTATGTTTAGACTGTGATGCAGATGAAGGTATTTGTGCAGATGAAAGAGATGATTGATACAGTCTTTTATATCACGCTTGGTGTTTATGCCTTAGTCTACTTTGCATCTAATCCGACTGATGAGGAATAAATACCATATTAAAATAGTGCCATTTAACCCTGTAGAGCATGACTTACTAAGATACCAAAATATTGATGAAGTCGGCTTTACAGTAGGTTATCTAGTTTACCAAAACAACCAACATATCAAGTCAGCTTGGTTTAAGTCCCGTAAGAGCCTATTCAAGGCCTTAGATGATTTCTTGAACAATCCTAAGTAATTTGTTATATTTCAGACAAGGCATAGTCTGATTAACTTATTACTTCTCAACTCCTCTCCAAATTAGTTATGCCTTTTTATCTTTCTTACCACTAGACACAACCTCATAATGATTTAGTTCGCCTTTGTGTAATTTTTTTATAAATAAAGCCTCTACCTCTGGCAAAGTAAGTTTTATTGGATCTTTATCTGTATAGATTACAGCTTTAATCGTGTTCATCTTCTTTTTCTGGCAGATCTACCAGGTCTGGATCTGGATCTTTATTCTCTAAAGTAGCATCAACAACATTACCCATGAGCTGTGCTAACCTGGTTTCAACTTCTTCCCGACTCATTTGATCTACCTTACCGAACATAACTTCTTTACGATCCACTATTAGGCCCCCGACTTTCAATAGTGAGTTCTGGGCAGAAATTGCAGCGTTAAATGACCCTGCTTCAATGGCCTTGTCCCGAATATCATATAGATCCTGGACTGCTCTATCGTAGTTAAGTTCATACTTCTTCTTAGCCTCATTCATCAAATAGTTATACTCCTTACGAATAAGGGGTTTGTTCATAAGTTTATTAGCTGCTTGACGTGGAGATGTATAGCCTGCCTTATAGGCACACTCAACTAGAGATAGCCTGGGATTGTTGACCGAGATCCAAATAAAATTTCTTTGACGTCTATTGAGGGAGTTATCGAGATTGCAATACTCTATGGGAGCTTCTTCTTCAGAAGAGATTATAGGTTCATATTCTAAATTATTTTTTCTATATCCCATGTTTTGCATATTAGAGTAAGAGCAAGTTTTTAATAATACCTACCCCCACTTTACCCTAAAGTGTATTGTGAGGATACTTGAGAAGTATAGATCTAGTCAAGTATTATCTCATTTATTTAGTAAGTTTCTCTCAATCTCCTGTGACAAAAATGAAAAAAATACAATAACCCTCAAAGGTGCATTCTTATCATGTTTTTAGCTGTCATGACAAAATGACAATAATAGACAATAATCTATTTGTTGGCAGATTTGTCAATATATTGAGCTAAAAGCTCATCAACCAGCTTAGAAAGTTCCTTATCACCGAACTCTAAACTTAATTGAGATATACAAAAACTTAAACTAGCCAAAACGACATTGAGCTTATCTTCTCCCCTATAAACCATGTTATCAAACATAAGATCTAATCTGGATATTACTTCCTGGAGTGAGGGCTTGCCCATTTTGTCTTTGATTTCTACAATCTTTGGCATATCGCATCTTAACACGACTAATTGCCTATTTGTCAACTGTACTCTTGGTGGTAAGGACAATTCGACTTGTAGGGGGAATGAAATCGTGTGCACGCGTTATCCTTTCTTTTATGACATCTGCATTACAATCATCACAACAACGGCCGTCATTAATTGGTTGTGCATTATTACCATGCTCCCAAACAACTTCTCCGTCTTTGTTACGTAATGGTGCTATATGACCGCCACAAATACTGCATTTTACCTGGTTTAACTTAGTTACTTTCATAGTCCATATTCTTAAAAATATGCTTAATGACTGCTACTGTCCAACCATTACCAAGCATCTTGTATCTTTGAGTGTTGCTCACATGATTGGTGTAATCATCTGGGACTGTCTGCAATCGCTCACACTCGCGACAGCTAAGCTTTCTCCAGGTTAGATCTTCTGATTGAACACCTGTTGCATGAAAAGTACCTTGTCTCTCAAAGTTTGCTCTTGATGATTTGTAATACTGTGATTTTATTGTTTGTGATTTATCTGGTAAGTTTTCAACCACAATACTATCTTTACCAACTGTTGTAATAGCGTTTGACTTATTATCTTTACGTAATTCAAGCATCTGTGTTGTCTTATTTGCTACAGAACTGCCGTCTCTGTCCATTCTTTTACCTTTATTATCGTAGGCTCTGCCACGAATTGCACCACCAGTGACTACCTTGGGCTCACGATTACCACCTTGACAAGTGTTTACTGTAGGAGACTTACCATCTGGACTATAGACTCGTTTGAGTATGTCATGTCCGTTAATATCAACTGCAACGCCTACTTGTTTTGGCTTAGTCTCTATCTTTGGTACTGTTCCTTTGCCTGCATGAGCTGTAATCGTAGGTGATTTGCCGTCTTCACTATAAACTCTTTTTAATATGTCATGTCCTGGAGTGTCAGTTTTACCAACCATTTTAGGTTTTGTTTCTATGTATTGCTCTGTATTAGATGCAGTAATTGTTGGCGACTTACCCTCATCACTATAAACTCTTTGTTTAGTTTCATAGACACCATCACGATAGACAAACTCCATAACTTCTTGATCAAACACTTCTGTCTTAATGCCTAATACTTCCTTAAGTTTGAGCCATATGTTATCGCCTGGTATTGCAAAACTGCTGTCTGTTCTAAACCAATGTTCTACCTTTGTGACTGGCATATTAGTTTCTTTTGCTATCTGTTTGTTTGTCTTACCAGACTCTTTCTTCATCTCTCTCAATAGATGTTGTAGCCCAGATATGTTGACTTCATGCTTTCTAACCTTTACTTCTTCTACATTCATGCCTACTTTTATTGGCTTATTGACCAACTGCCTGCGGTATTTATCCTTGTAATGATGAGGTTTTGCACCTGTTTTAGAGTAATTAGCGTCAATACAATAGCTTTTGTCTCTATCGCTATCATAGTTATCTTCAAGTATATCCCTTAAAACTATGCCTTTATCTTCTGGTTCTTGTATTCCTGGTATGTTAGTCCAGTAATATCTTTGCCTTGATTGAGCACTTAGAAGCGAACTATTTATAAAAATGGGTTCTATACCAAATGTTATCTCTGGATAACACTCTGATACTTGTTGAGATATAACCTGTAAGAACTCTTTTTTCATCCTCACATTCTCTAATAGGAAGTATTTAGGCTTTATTTCTTTTAACAATCGTATGAACTCAAAGAACAATGCAGATCTAGGATCGTCAAAGGCCAACTGCTTACCTGCAAAACTAAAACCTTGGCACGGAGATCCCGCTAACATAAGATCTACATCTTGATAATCTTTCGTATCTAAGCTGCAGATGTCTCCTACTTGTTCAATATCTGGATAGTTTGCTTGACTAACCTGGATAGCATACTTATCTATCTCACTTGCATAATACTTTTCTACTGGTATGCCAAGCTGATCAAGAGCAATCCGACCACAAGACATACCATCAAATAAACTCAGTACCTTCATATCATAGACTCTTGACTGTTGTCCTCGTCAAAAAAGTTTAAGATTTCACCTTGAGGATCTACACTCCCCATACCAACATTAATAATATGGTATTTCTTGTATGCCGATAACACCGTATCTGCTTTTTTATTGTTGTAATCATCTACAGCTTGTTCATATGCTAGTCGCATCATCATGTATAATTCGTTAGTTCTACCCATTTCTTCTCCCTTTTTAGTTACTTAATGTATTTAAGTTGTTACGCATAGTAGACATTATAGATAAAATATTATAATATATCAACTATACACATAGAGGAGTAAATTATGAGTAAAAAAGAAGTAAATGTAACTGAGATTATTGATGAGATAATCAGCTACACAAATCCATCTAAGGAAGACTTAGAAAAACAAATAGAACAAGATAAGATCAATTACCTTGTATGGCAATGTGGTGTTGCTATCAAAGAACTGCAATCAGCAGTTGACGAACTTTATAAATCTAAGGAGGCATCATGAGTGTAAGTAAGAATGACAAACTGCGTTCTCGTTTATATGAGGATCTATTAGATGCAACCGAAAATGCACAAAGCCTGGGTGTTCCAGAATTGGTGTGGTTCGGTATATCCTTCTTTACCCAAATGGCAATAGACTGTGCCCCAAGTGTAAAAGATGCTAGAAAATTAGTTAAAGATGCGTCAAGCACAGTAAGGAAACAAGCATTATGAAAGTACCAGATATGTTAGAGGACTATCCACATAAACAAATTGGTGATGCACTTTACTTTCCACACTTAGATAATCAGACCTATCACAACGGTCCTGGCATATCTTCATCTAATATTAGAAGGTTTAGTCAAAGTCAGCTTCATGCTTTTGAAGAAGTCATTGAACCAACACCTGCTATGAATTTTGGATCTGCCGCTCATTCTTTAGTGGTAGAGGGTGAGGGTGCATTTTTTAGTGATGTGGTAACAATAACTGGATCTCCATATACCAATAGCAACAAAGCATTGAAGCAAGAAAGTCTTGCTAAAGGTTTGACTGTTATTAACGAAAAGGACAGAGATACCATATATAGCATGAAAAACAGCTTAGTAAAGGAAGCGAGAGCTCATCTAAATCCAGAAAAGGAGTATCCTAGCACTTTAGATTCACCCTACGAAGTATCTATATACTGGTATGAACAAGGTTTGCTATGTAAAACCAGAGCAGACGTTGTTTTGAATCCGTTTGATAAACCACAACCAAGTAACGGCATTGTCTTAGTTGATTACAAAACTACTGCTGATTGTTCAATCAAAGGTTTTACAAACTCTTGCAGAAGATACTCGTACGACCTACAGGCCGCTTGGTATAAACGTGGTTTTGAAGCTGCAGGCTACCAGGTTGTTGATTTTGTATTTGTAGCACAAGAAAAGAAAACACCTTTTGCAAACAAGTTGTTCAAGATGAACCATACAGATATGGAAGTAGGTTGGAACTTCTTAAGTGATTACTTAGAAGAATACAATAAGGTTCTCAATGGACAAGCACCAACCATATACAACAGTCCTAATGTTGTTGATCTAGATACTGGCAACTTTTACAGAGAGGAGTTACATGACTAAATGGCATGGTGGCAAAGGCGACAAACCTAGAGCCAAAAGCCCAGATAAATGGGATAAAGGTTGGGAAAGAATATTTAACAAAGCTAAAAAAAAAGTTATAAAAGAAAAAATAGACATAACCAAACTAAAGAATGTTTGGGAAGAAAAGTCTACAAAGAAGGAGAAACAAAATGAACAAATCTGAAATTAACTTAGCAATTAAAGTAGCACAAAGAAATAAAGGTATTGCACAAGAAAATTTAATAAAAGCAAACACAGATTTACACATTCTATATTTATTAAGGCAAGAAAAAAAACAAAAGGGTTTTTTAAAGTTATATTTAAACGGAGAAACAAAATGAAACTCAAATTTGAAAGCGGTAAAAACACTAAATTAGTAAGCTTTAAAGTAGATCCGCAAACAAGCAAAAACTTGAATGCAATTAGAAGCGTATATACCAAAGAAGCCAAGAGAAGGGTAACTACTGGAGAAATTGTAAAACAACTGATTAATTTACATCATGATGAATTATTTAGTGATGCTAGTTGGTTGCAAATGCAAAAAAATATATTGGAGAAACAAAATGACACCTGAAGATATAACTATACAACAAATTAGAAAAGCTATAGAGATTTTAAAACAAGAACATACTAACTACAGAGACGAACTTAGTTCTATATTTGCTAGAGAATGTGAAAGAGTAAGTTTACAAGAAATTGCAAAAAAGTATGAATGTTGGTGGAAAACTTTACACAAAATTGTAAATGATGAAGAAGTAAGCCTTAAAACATTAAAAAAAATTTGTGTAAGAATATTGGAGAAACAAAATGACAGATAACGTAAACCACCCCCCACACTATAAGAAAGGATCTGTTGAATGTATAGATGCTATCAAGTCAGCTTTAACCAAAGAAGAGTTCAAAGGTTATCTAAAAGCTGCTGCAATTAAATATATTTGGCGTGAAGATCATAAAGGATCTAACATCCAGGATCTGCAAAAGGCCGTATGGTATCTTAATAAACTTATCAAAGAATTAGAGGAGCTGTAATGGATCTTAGCTTTTATGCCGTAGTAGGGCTTTTACTCTTAATGATCTACGCTTTTATGGAAAACAGAAAATGAATTTAAAAGAAAGAAAAAAAGAATTAGA